CAACTTGTTTTTTTGTGAGTGTTTGACGTGTATTTGCTTCAGGTTTATTCTTGCGGGTATACTTACGTTTCGGCTTTGAAGATTTTGTTGGTTTTCCCATTTAAATTCTCCTTATGTGCGTTGTGTCAGTCAATTGACAGGATTCGATTCCTGCATGGAATGGATTACGATATTTGATCTCGGCTTGCATCTAAGAAACCCTCGCTGTACATCAAGGTAGCCTCGCAGATTCTAAATCGGTTAATTAAACCGCCATCCCTCACTGTATAAGCGTCTATCTTCCGCCACAACTTACTGACATTCTTATTATATTACATATCTTAATATATGTCAAGTAATATTTTCAAAAAAGGACTGACAGGATATATAAGCTATGTGCAATCTGTTGTGACCCAGTTCCCACACTTCATTTTATCCGTTTAGGACTTATATACCCTATGGCAATTTCATCACATTAAACTTCCACCTCAGTCTTGTTGCTTCATAATATCAAACTTCCTGCCTCAACTCCCTGAGTAACAACTTCGCGCTTCTCGTCTTCATCCATTTCGGTTTCTTCAGTTTTCACATCTGTTACAAGCGGATTATTTCGTAATGCTGTCTTGCGTGACATGACAGGCTGTCCGGCAAGTCCTTCAGTGAGTGTTTCAATCGCTTCTTTAATGTCCTGCGGAGTCGGATCTTGGAACTTAACTGTGACTTCCATCGCTTGTGTCGCAGCTTCAATCGCAACATTCGTTATACTCAACATCTGTTTCACAAGATTAACACGCCGTGCAAGTCCTTCTCCGAATACTTCCTGATGATTCATTGATTTCAATGTCGCATCAAAGAATAACAGTTTCAATGCTATTCCTGACAGGCTTGATATACCTTTTACTGAGCTGAACGATACGTCCGGAGTCGATGTCAGTGTATAAATCAGATCCTTTAGATTATTGCCTTCGAATGTTATTGATTCAGGCTCACGATCCCATGTAAGGTATTCAGCATCGCCATATATGACATCTTTCCCGTCACCTGTAGTCTGTGATTCAAATTGAAGAATTTTGCCTGTTTGAGATTTATCAGGTGGCTTAACCATTTTACCTTTTATCTTCATAATCGGTGAGCCGTAATAATCATTTTCATCTGCATGTTTCGATATATGTTCTTCGTATCGTTCAATGAGTGATTCAACATCTTTCCATTCAGACTGCTCTTGAGCATAGTATATGATCGGTATTTTACCAAACGGATTCGGCATATTACTTTGTTCTTCCCATCCAGATCCTGACTGAACGTATGTAATGAAATTTGATGCAGTAAGAATTGTGACGAAGTTCTTTGATACTATCTTTTTTGTTTTTTCGTCATACGCTTTGCCGGAATACGTCATTGTGAATGCAATCATGTCTCCGAACTGATCGAAATACGGGAATATCTGATATCCTGTTTTAACAGACAATAACACGACATTTATTTTCGATGCAATATAACCTGGATCGTCAGGTGTTTTCGGAGCGTCAGCATCGAAGCTATCGTTTGTCGCTACCCACCATTCAGCCGATCTTGTTTCAATCATTGTCGTTCGAGCAAGTTTCCTGTCGAAATACTGCATTTTACGCTGTCTGAATAAGTCTTCCATGCTATTGAACGCATCTTGAGTGTTATCCTCTGAATCAAGTACATATTTGACAGGTCTGCCGAACAGAAAAGCAACCGCAAGATTAGTGATCAGCTTTTGGAATGTCGTTACAAGACGTGCTACTGGAATAGTTTTCGCACTTGTACCTTCACCGATTTTTTTATCAGGCTTTAAAAGAATCTTATGCTTGCCATCGTATTCATCTTGATTTATCCCTGCTTGTTTGACATATTCATCGTCTTCAGTAAGCGCGGCAATAATCTTTTTCGGATCGTTTAAAGCAAGTATCTGATCAATTATGTTTACTGTTTTTTCAGCCATGATTAGCTCCTTATGTTACATTGGAATTCCGTATACACTTAAATCTTCAATAACTTCAGTTTCAATTGTCATTATCTGCTCACTCAATGCGTATCGTATTGCGTCAATTGCATGATTAAACTTATCAATAGGAATATTTAATATATTACCATCCTTATCTTCTTTCCACTGATACATTTCAAACTCATTGATGACATCCTGAAGCTCGTAATGAATCACTATCTTGTGTTGCTGAATCCATTGAATACCATGATTAACTGAGCCTGGTTTCTTGTTCGCACCGCGTACATTGATATTAAAGTCGTTACTCAGTTCCCATATTGATTTCGGTTCTGCTGAATCTGCAAGTATCTGCTCCTGGCTGCCTTTCGATTTCAACGTCAAAGGCATTATTTCTTCTATCTTACCGGCAATATCCCTGTTCGTTAATCCATATTCATAAAACGCATGAGTAATATATATCGTATCATCTCGGACAGCAAGCCTTACTCCGGTTGATGGATCGTTCGTAAAACCGAAATCAAGTCCATTTTTATAGTTATCAAACTGATCTCGCATCTCAGATAAGTCTCGCTTCTCCCAATTGGTGAATATTAATGCGCCGAGTACACCCCAATTTCCAAGCGTATAAACGTTATAAAAATATTCATTCGTTTCACTTTCGAGTCGATCAATATCTTGCTGAGTTAAGAATTTATTATCTTTATATGTTGTTTTTAATATGAGTTTCTTGTCGTCTCTATATAATTTATCATCATCACCGAAACATCCTTGAAAGAATTCTTTATATATCCAGTGTGTTTTTAATATTGGATTAAAAAGAAATATTTCTCTTTTTATTATTTTATCCGATCCACCTCGAAGACGTTTACTGACTTCTTTATAAGCATTATATTCATCTTCTGTCGCTTCTTCGTAAAGAACATCTGTGACAACTCCCTTTATCGGTGTTATTGACTTAAGTTTTTGAGGATCATCAAGTCCTGAGAATAAAATCTGATAGCCATTATCACAAGTAATAGTAAAATCAGATTTATTGGGCTTGAATGACTTGTCAAGATCCCAAATACCTATGCATTTAATAATCTCATTATAAACTGACCCTCGAATCGATTTGCCAACATTTCTTACTATTAAATAATTACGTCCTCCTTTTAAAACATCAATTATTACTCTCTGCGCTCCAATGCAATAAGATTTACCAGAACTCGATCCTCCAAAAAATACCTGAAGCGGTGTTTGATCGTTTATAAATGGCAAATAAACAGGATTAAATAATTTAGCAGGAAAATGTTTCGGTATATCAGTCTTCATCTTCACCCACAGTAATTATATAATTTATGTTTGTTTGAACATTATCTTCATAAAGTCTCTGAATCTTCGCGAGTTCTGAAAGTGATTTAGTTTTACTTTCAAATTTTAGTTTCTTAACGGTATCATATTCTTCACCATCTTTTTTTATTATTGTTTCGATTTGTTCAACACAGTATGTCACATCATCAGGCAATGATTCAAGATTAGCTATATTTCCGGTTTCATCAAGAATTTTTTTAACATTAAAATCTGATATCATTCTATGTTTTTTTATCGTATCATAATGATCGTTTTTCATTTCCTCGAGAAGTTCAGCTTTGAGTTTTGACATGTATTTAATAATTTCAACATTTTTCAACAGACGCTGACCTTGAGAATAAGCTGTCTTTTTTGAATATCCCGCATGAATTGCAGATTGAGTTGCATTGCCATAATATTTTGTGAGATAATATTCACAGAACAGTTTCTGTTTCGGAGTCATGCCAGTCTCCTAAGTTTTGAGGAAGCTTGCTTGAAAGCGGCAGAACAATCAAGCAAGCCCTGTTGAGAAGAATCGAAAGAAGAACTACTTGCTCGGTATTAAACCCGAACACACTTTGAATATAATATAGTTTCGTAAAAAAACAAGTAATATTTAAAAAGTAGTGAACATAATGGTGTAAACGAAGTGTAAACGAGTAAGTCATTGTTTTTATTGAGCGAAAAAATCTCGTTTACAGTTTGTTTACAGTTTGTTTACACCTTAACTCTTATTATATATATATATTTATAATAATAATAATAATAATGTAAACAAAAAAAAATATATATAGCCCCTATACGAGGCTCTATCAAAATGTATAAAATTTATTCTCTCTCTATATATGTATGTTTCGCGCGGATTCTGTTTACATTTAGAAATTATTTTGCGTAAGTCTTTTATATCACCGTAGTTGAGGTGTAAACAAAGTGTAAACAGAGTGTAAACGGTGTAAAC